TAGTCGATAAAAACTAGCAAATCAATCAAAATTAAGGTTAATCTGTAGTACATGAGTGTAAAAACAAGAGAAAATCTGACATTAAGATGGGCACAGGGGGAGGTGTTCAATGCAAAAAACAGGTTTAGGGTACTGGTGGCTGGCAGAAGATTTGGAAAATCCTATTTATCCTGTATTGAACTTGTAAATGCTGCGATCAAACGACCAGGCGAAACGTATTTCTACTGTGCACCTACATATCGCATGGCAAAAGATATTGCTTGGAAAGAATTGAAGAAGTTAGTGCCGAGAGAGTGGATCCAATCAAAAAATGAAACAGATTTAAAGATCGAACTTATAAATGGTTCACTCATCGAGTTAAAAGGAACAGAAAACGCAACCACGCTTAGAGGTCGAAGTTTGGCTGGTGTTGTTTTAGATGAGGCAGCATTTATGGATTCTGATGTATGGTTCCAGGTTATTAGACCAGCACTGGCAGATAAACAGGGTTGGGCACTTTTTATTTCAACACCCGATGGCACGGCAAGCTGGTTTTACGATTTATGGTGTTACGTTCCAGAAGATGTAAGTGGTGATTGGAAAAGGTGGAGTTTTACCACAATAGACGGGGGCAATGTTCCAGCAGAGGAAGTCGAGGCTGCGAAGGCTCAATTAGATAGCAGAACATTTAAGCAGGAATTTGAGGCAAGTTTTGAAAATCTTACGGGATTGGTGGCTGTCAGTTTCAGCGATGACAACATTAGTAGCGAAGTCCAGGATTTACAGATGTTACCTTTAATTTTGGGTTTAGATTTTAACGTGGACCCTATGGCAGGAATTTGTGCGGTCAAGCATAACGACTGTCTTTATGTTTTTGACGAGATCATGTTGACGGGTGGAGCAACAACTTGGGATTTTGCGGAAGAAGTTATAAGAAGATATGGGGTAGATAGGCGAATTATTGCTTGCCCTGACCCTACGGGTAGTGCGAGAAAAACAAGTGGAGTTGGAGTTACGGACCACAATATTCTAAGAAGGAGTGGATTTACAGTTATGAGCCCAAGATCTCCTTGGAAAATCAGGGATAAGATTACTTCAATTAATACGGCTTTATATGATGCGAATGGAGATCGAAGAACATTTATTCACCCAAGATGTAAAGAATTGATAAAAGCGTTACGAACCCTGACTTATGCTCCAAATACAGGTTTACCAAATAAAAACCTGGGAGTAGACCATGCGTTTGATGCTTTTGGGTATTTATGTTTGCAACAGTTTAACCTTGCAAAACCAGAGACATTAGGCCAAACTTCGTTTAGAATATACTAAGAGTTTCCTTTTTCCACTATGTACCACTCCACAACAAAGAAGAAGAAAAAGAAAAAGAAGGGAGGTAAGAAGCGTGGCGAATGTTCCTGTAAATAAAGCGTTATACTCTAGGGTAAAAGCAGAGGCAAAACGTAAATTCAAGGTTTACCCAAGTGCTTATGCTAATGCGTGGCTTGTACGAGAGTACAAAAAACGTGGAGGAACTTACCGAGTGGAGAAAAAACGTGGCAAGAAGTAGTGGCGGTCTTACACGATGGTTCAAAGAAAACTGGGTTGATGTAAAAACTGGTAAACCTTGTGGCCGAAAAAAAGGCGAAAAGCGAGGTTATCCAGCTTGCCGACCCAGCAAACGTGTATCAAGTAAGACACCTAAGACTACAGGAGAGATGTCAGCAAGTGAAAAAGCCAGGTTTAAACGTGAAAAAACTAGCAGCAAGAAGATAACCTATCAACATAGACGCAAAAAACGCAAAAAGAGGAGCTAAAAATGGCTAAATCTCATGCAATGGCAAGGTGTCAGGGTTACATAGCCTCTGTACGCAAGGGGAAGAAGAAAAAAACTACAAAAAAATCAACTAAAAAGAAAAAATAACTGTGAAAAACGCAGTTTCAAGGTAAGATAGTCGTATAAGTAAAATTTTATTGAAATCATGGCATTTTTTCGTGGTGAAGAAGGCTCTGTATCATTTGATAACGGAACTGGATCAGTTGGAGCAGTAGCTTCTACAACTTCTTGGACATTAGATGTTGTTAAAGATACTCTTGAATGTACTGCTCATGGCGATACATCTAGAAAATATGTAGGAAGTTTAAAAACAGCTACAGGAACAGTTGATCTTCTTTATACAGCTACAAGCGGAGATAATACTGCTGAAATTATTACAGACATATTAACTGCTGAAGATGCTGGTGATGCTTCGTTTAACCTTTTCTTGGATACATCAGGTAGTAAAAAACTAAGTTTTAACGGAATTATTACAGGAACTTCATATAGCTCAACTGTTGGAGATGTCTCAACTGTATCAGTAAGTTTTCAAACTACTGGTGATATTACTTCTGCTGTCTAATGCCTAAGAAATCTTATTCAGCAAAGCAACGTAAACTCGCTGCTGTTGCCCCACCACGGGATAAGATCACTGCTGCCGACCTTAAAAAGCTACGTTCCAAGAAAAAGAGGAAGAAAAAATGAAAACTTTAACTCAAAGACAGGAAGATGCTTTAGCAAGGCATAAGAAGAAAGGTACTCACACCAGGAAGCACATGGAAGAGATGAAAAAATTAATGTTGAAGGGCAAAACTTTTACTGAGGCTCACAAGCTGACGATGAAGAAGGTAGGCAAATAATGGCTAAACGCAGAGGAGTTAGTTTATCAGTAGGAAGAGGCGAAAAGTCTAAGAAGGGAGGACTGACTGCGAAAGGAAGAGCTAAGTATAATCGTGCTACAGGAAGTAATTTACAAGCACCTGTTACGGAAAAAAACCCTACAGGTAAAAGAGCAGCTAGAAGAAAGTCTTTTTGTGCTCGCATGAAAGGAGTAAAAGGTCCAATGAAGGACAGTAAGGGCAGACCAACTAGAAAAGCATTAGCATTAAAAAGGTGGAGGTGTTAACTAATGACTTATTCAATTCCTGGAGACTACAGAACAAAGGTACAAACCTCTACCACTATTGGTGATATAGACAGTCCTTTTACTCGCACGAGGGCTGTCCTCGATATGATGAAAGGTTGGGAAATAATGAAGGCTGTTACTGAGGGAACAGAATATCTTAGAGAAAATAGTGAAGCATTTTTACCTTTAGAACCAAGAGAAGATTACACAGCATACATGGCAAGAGTAAATCGTGCTGTATTTTCTCCTTTCACACAAAGATTGATAAGAGCAGCCACAGGTTTAGTTCTTCGTAAACCAATAACTTTGACAGGCGATCCATACTGGACTGAAACTTTTAAGGCAGATGTTGATGGTTGTGGTTCAGATTTAGATGAATATGCAAGAAGAATACTTATGTGTTCTCTTACTTATGGTCAAAGTCATATTCTTGTAGATTATCCTGCACCTTCTGGAGCATTAAGTCTTGCGGAAGAAAGGTCACAGAATCGCAGACCTTACTGGATTGAGGTAGATCCTACAAATCTTTTAGGTTGGAGACTAGATAGAGAATCAAATTATGGAAATCTTATACAGGCGAGGATTGCAGAAAAAGCTGTATTACCTGATGGAGACTTCGGAGAAAAAGTATTTGAACAGGTAAGAGTTATTGAGCCTGGAAACTACAGAGTTTTTCGTAAAAAAGATCAAGTCGATGCAATGTATGATGTTGATGATAATTCTTATATGGGTGAGTTCAGTACTGGCACTACAGGAGAGGACTATAAATTAGCCGAATCAGGTACTTTTTCTTTAGGTGAAATACCTCTTGTCACTATTTATTCTGGAAAAACAGAAAATTTAGTAAGCAAACCACCTTTACTTGATATTGCATATTTGAATCTTGCACATTTTCAGAGACAAGCTGATTTAATTCATAGTTTGCACGTTGCATCTCAGCCAATGCTTGTAATGGAAGGATATGATGATCAAACCAAAGACCTTGCTATATCTGTTAATTATGCAATGGCAACTCAACCAGGTAATAAAATTTATTATGTAGAACCAGCTAGTAGTGCTTTTGATGCTCAATCTGCTGAGATAAAGGAGTTGCAGATGCAAATGGCAACACTTGGAATCAGTACACTATCACAACAGAAGTTTGTGGCTGAATCTGCTGATGCAAGACGTTTAGATCGTGTTGATACAAACTCCATGCTTGCAATGGTTTCTATGGAACTAGAACAAAAGTTACAAAAATGTTTTAATTTTTCTGCTGAGTATGTAGGAATCGAGCCACCAGAGGTAAAAATTAGTAGAGATTTTGATATTGAAAGGTTA